GTATCTCCTCGGTGTTTTTTTTTTGTTGCGGTGAGCGAGCTTAGCGAGCGTATAAAAACTGAGCTTAGCAGCATTTCCAGTAAGAAAGCTAGGATTGTTAGTCCCGCTAGGAAAAATTTTCCCTTACACTGTTTCCAGTAAGGGAGTGCTCGGAGTCCGCAACCCATAAGTGGTTGCGGGAGGGCGAAGCCCTCAAAGTGGGGGGTCCAGAGAGGCCCTGGCCTCGACAGTATTACCCCCCACTTCCGAGGCCAAGGCCATTAGCCGAAGGCCGAGGACCCTTACTATCTCTGGTGCCGTAGCCCTGCGCTACCACCAGGTACTCTTCTCAGAGTCCTGGGCATCTTTGATGGCTAGGACGGGGGGATATCGACACTGGGTCTTCACCATTAATAACCCAGATGTCGCTGACTCGCCAGAGGGGTGGGCGCTGCTTTGCATGCGGCCACCCTTCCCTGCCCTTGCCTATGCTGTCTGGCAGCTGGAGCAGGGTGAGTGCGGAACCCCTCATTTTCAAGGCTACGCCAGTTTTTCCGCACAGACCCGCCTCACCGCCGTCCGGAAGCTTAGTGCTCGTGCCCACTGGGAACCACGGCGCGGCAGTCACGATCAGGCCCGTGACTACTGTCTCAAGGAGGACGGTCGTCTCGACGGCCCGTGGACGATTGGCAAGGAGCCGGTCAACCAACAAGGGAAGCGGAGCGATCTCATCGCGCTGCAAGCGTCGATCAAGCAAGGAGACTCTGATGTCGACCTCTGGGACGCTCACTTCGGCCCCATGCTGCGCTATCACCGCGCAGTCTCCGTCTACAAGCGAGTCCTCGGCAAGCGCCGTACCGAGCCACCTCAAGTTCATGTCTACTGGGGAGCTACTGGCATTGGCAAGTCGCGCACTGTCGCAGAGCTCTCCCCCAACGGCTTCTACAAGATCAAGCACTCCTCCACCGACTGGTGGGACGGCTACGACGGAGTCCAGGACATCATCCTCGAGGAGTTCTACGGTTGGCTCCCCTGGATGTGGTTCCTTCAATTGCTCGACCGCTACCCCATGGTTGTCGAGGTTCGAGGAGGAACAGTCAATGTCAACTCCCCTCGGATCTTCATCACCTCCAACTCCCACCCACGAGCTTGGTATCGATACGGAGGTACAATGGTATTTGCGACACTGCGACGACGCCTTACGACAGTCTCCACCCGAGCATCCATGGATTGTGAATGGGCAGTCGAGTCCAACGACCTGGTTGCGAACCATCTCGACGGTTACGCCCGATCCCAAGTCCCCAATCTGGTAGCAGGCTCAGCTTCGACCTACCAGCGCTGGAGTCGTCCAGAAATGGAGATCCCGGAGTAAAAATTTGCCGCGCAGCGGCGAAGCGGGAAACTGATTTCCCGCTAGTGTTAAAGGCGCCAAATTTTAGTATAAAATTGCAGCCTTTCTTTCCCCCCTTTGCTCAAGCATACTTCGTGTGCTTGTCACCGTCGGGCTTGCCACGATGGTGTGGGTCGGTAGGAAGCGCTATCGGGATGAGCGCTACCCTGGTGTGTCGGCCAGCCGTCCTCGCTACACTGGTGCTTACAAGAAGACGGCGTCGCGCACGACTCGCGGCTATGTCCCGTCGGCGATGCGCGGGTACTACCGTCAGGTTGGACGGTACGGAAGGTACCAGCCGGGAGGCCCCGAGAGGAAGAACATCGACGGCAACATCGCCCTTGCGACGGTTGGTGGTACCGGCACCATGACGGTGACCCTGAACCCGATCCTGCAGGGCAACGATCCTGAGGACCGCATTAGCCGCAAGTGTTGCGTCAAGACGATTCAGATTCGCGGTGAAGCCTTCGTGCCGTCTACGGCTACGGCCGCTTCTGTTGGTGATCGTCTGCGCATGATTCTCTACCTTGACAAGCAATGCAATGGCATTTCTGCTGTCCCGTCGGACATTCTCGCGCAGCCCAACATCAATTCCTTCTTGGACTTGGACAACAGCGGCCGCTTCGAGATCCTCGTGGATCGGACGTGGGATTTGAACGGCGGGGCCGGTGACGGCACGAACTTTGCGCCGATTCGGAAGACCTTCAACATCTACAAGAAGGTTAACATCCCGCTGATCTTCTCGGGCGCCACGGGAGCAGTCGCGGACATCGCGAGCAACAACATTGGCATCTTGTGGATCAGCTCCAACGGCGTCGTGCAGCGCCTTGCGACCACGCGCTTGCGTTTCACCGACTACTAGACCTGCCGCCGCAGTGTCCACGAGTATCTCCTCGGTGTTTTTTTTTTGTTGCGGTGAGCGAGCTTAGCGAGCGTATAAAAACTGAGCTTAGCAGCATTTCCAGTAAGAAAGCTAGGATTGTTAGTCCCGCTAGGAAAAATTTTC